CGCGGCCAGAACGAACCTTGGTCTCGGCACGGCGGCTGTTGCGGCTACGGGTATCAGTAACGGCAACGTCCCAGTATTTACGTCTGGAGTCGCAGATAACGACTTCTTGCGTGTAAACGGAACCTCAATAGAGGGGAGATCAGCATCAGAATTGGCTTCTGATATCGGCGCTTCAACCACTGACGACGCAACCGCACTGGCAATCGCACTAGGATAGAAACATGGCAAACACATTCAAAGTAAAGACGAATGCGGCCATGCCAGCGAGTGCTGGTACACCGCTCACCCTGTACACCGTACCATCAAGCACGACCAGCGTGGTCTTGGGCCTGATGCTGTGTAACGTACACACAAGTCAGGTGACTGCTGATGTACAGCTTGTGTCTGACACATCTGACACAGAAACCAATGAGACGGTCCTGTTGGTCAAGGACATACCGATCCCGGCGGGATCTTCTGTCGAACTGCTGGCTGGCAACAAGGTTGTCTTGCAGACTACAGATGTTCTGAAGATCGACTGTAGTGTCGCTGCCAAGATCGACGCGACTTTGAGCATTATGGAGATTACCTAATGCCGTTTATTGGCAACCCTGTCGTATCGCAGTTTCAGGCGCGTACTGCCACCCAAGAGTTCAATGGTAACGGTTCGACCACTACCTTCACCCTGAATCAAGCGGTGACGAAGGAAGACATCATCGTGTCTGTCGATGGCGTCGTACAGGAAAGTGACGATGCGTTTACCGTGCCAGACGGCACAACCCTGACGTTCACGGCAGCACCGTCTAGCGGCACCGGCAATATCTTCGTGATCTACATGGGCGTGGCGGCATCGTCTGTAACGCCGCCGGAACAGAACAGAGGCACATTCAAGGGTGGGGGGATATTCCGCACCAACGCACAGAGTTTGACCTCCGACATAACAATCCTCGCAAGCGAGAACGCAAACGTGACAGGCCCGTTCACTGTAGCCAGTGGCGTGACCTTGACCGTTGAAAGCGGCGGGACATTGGTGACGCTATGAGTACGCTAAAGGCAGATACCATCCAGAGTACAGGCGGCGGTGCGGCTACGCTGACGAACCAACATGCCGCAAAACACTGGATAAATATGTTTGGGGACGATGTAAGTATTCGTGACAGCTTCAACACATCTTCAACTAGCGACGAGAACACGGGCAAAAAGACAGTAAATCTAACTACCAGTCATGATAGCGCAAACTTTGCCCCAGTTTCATCTGTAGGTGAAACTGGCACTAGTGCTGGTAATAGGTCTTCAACAACCACTCCAACAGATGCAAACACATATTTGTTTTACACTTCGTCGTCTAACAGCGGTGCTTACAACGATAACGACTTCATGACCGCCGCAACACACGGAGACCTCGCATGAGTACCATTCTTGTAAACACGCTGACTGGCACTAGCACTGCTGGCTCTATTGCAGTCACGGGTGAAGGCAACTCCACGACCACAAACTTGCAGCAAGGGCTTCTTAAAACATGGTTAAATTACGACGCTGATGCGTCTACTCCCGCAATAGAGGACAGCTTTAATGTGGCTAGTCTATCAGACATTGGTCTGGGCCGTATTGACATCAATTATACCAGCAACATGGGCAATGCCACGTTCTCCGTGCAAGCCACCCCTGAGTATGACTATGGTGGGTCTAATGCAATTATTCCTCACGGAGATCACGGGGCAACGATGTCAACGAGCAAAAACAGGATTTCTGGTGTTCTGGCAAACTTGTCTAACTATGGCGAGCCTGATCACAACTATGTTCAGATTGCAGGAGACCTCGCATAATGGCGTTCGGCACACTCAAAGCAGATACCCTGACGCATTCGACTGCGGGTTCGGTGCCTACGAATTATGTTGTCGAGGGTAGTGCAAAGGCTTGGATTAATATGGACGGCACTGGCACTATTGCTACACGAGACAGTTTAAATATTGCAAGTATTACGGACGAGGGTACTGGAACATATCAACACAATAGCACAAACGCTATGTCATCAGATGACTATACCTGTGTTTACAATGCGGGTAATGGTGCTGGAAACTCTGATGACGGTACAAATCCCGGCAACGGATATTCAACAAGCCACCCTAACACTGCGTCACAAGCAGTCATGGAAACAATGGGTGATACTGCAAGCAATGTAGACAGGGAATACATTGGCGGCAATTGGCACGGAGACCTCGCATGACGGTAACACCAGAGTTTCAAGGCACACATCTATGGGATAGGCTCTGCTGGGCCAAAGAGAACCTTGAAGGTGTGCAGTCAGACTATCGCGTCGTGTACGAGGACAAGGTAGATGAGTGCGCCAAGATATTGGTGCCGGACCCCAACTGGATGGCGTGTGCGCTACAAGGTGGGATATTGCCGCCGGTCTGGGTATACTGGGAACTGGCGAAGGACGAGGCGCAGCCCGACTTCAAGAAACACACACGCGGTTACTTGCTGCATAAAACAGAACCGATGGGGCCGATGACCGAAGAAGAGGCCATCGAATACCTCATCCAGAAGGACGTACCACAGTCTGTATGGCAGTCGTGGGACGAGGGCAACCGCCCGAAGATGGTGATCTGTCGGAAGCAGCAGCTTCCGGCGACACGCGAGTGGAGAAACGCATGGCGTATCTCTGATGAACTGGCAGCTTAGAGGAGCAAAAAATGCCGACAACATACATCGTAGACAAGGACGGGAACCAGATCGAGGCTTCCAAGGCTACCGTTCCTTCTGACCGTCACTTTCGCGGTGCATGGTCATTGAGTGGCACCGTGATTAGCGAGGACATGGCAAAGGCCAAAGAGATCTTCAAGGACAAGATCCGTGAAGTCCGTCGCCCCCTCCTAGAGGCGCAAGACGTGGCCTACATGAAGGCGTTAGAGGCTGACGATTCGTCTGCTAAGACTGCGGCTGTCAACGCCAAGACGGCACTGCGTGACGCACCGGCGGCATCTGCGATCACTAACGCAGACACGATAGCAAAGCTAAAAGCAGCTTGGGATACGTCTGTGCTGGGTGACTCGCCTTACGCATAGGAGTGAGTTATGGCGCTGACCAATCTCACAAAAGGTACGGTTGTCGGGTCGGAGGGCGGTTCGGCAACCACTAACCTTGCTCAAGGGCTGGCGAAGGCGTGGGCGAATATTACCACTGCCAGCACCATAGGAATAAATGACAGCTTTAATGTATCGGGGGTGGTAGATAATGCTGCGGCTCAAACAACGTATTCATTTACCAGTTCTTTTAACAATAACGATTACTCTGCATTAGGAACGTCTGGAGATAATGGGCTTATAGCAAACTTCCCGCAGACTGACCACGCACCGGCAACTGGGTCTATCAGAGGAATCACAGTCACTGACCCAAGCACTACTGCGGACCCCGCGTCTCAAGTAAATTCTGCTATGTTGGGAGACCTCGCATAATGCCATACATAGGTAAATCCCCAGAGTTCGGCGTCCGTAACCGCTTCGTCTATCAAGCCACGGCGGGGCAGACAAGCTTTAGTGGCTCCGACTCCGACTCGCTGGTGCTGACATACTCTGACAGCATGTACATGGATGTGTACCAGAACGGTGTTCTCTTGAAACCCGGCACTGACTATGCGGCGACGACAGGCACAACCGTTGTGCTGGTCACGGCGGCGTCCCTTAACGACGTTGTTGAAATGGTGGTGTACGATGCCTTTTCTGTTGCCGACAGCTACACCAAGTCCGAGTCTGACACGCGCTACCCTTTCAAGGGCAACAACTCCATCATCCGTCTGAATGGTCAGACGATCAGTGCAGACATCACGATTGACAGCGACGAGAACGGTGTGTCGGCGGGGCCGATTACGCAGAGTGCCACCGTCACTGTTAACGGATACTGGAGCATCGTATGACCAGCGTATTGAATGTAGACACGATTGCTGACAAGGCGGGCACAGGGCCGGTTGCGTTTACCAAGCAAGAGGCTGCAAAAATGTACTTCAGGTACAATCAAGTTACACCTGCGCTTGAAACTGGCAGCTTGAATGTTAGTAGCGTAAGTGATGACGCTAAAGGTCGATTCACCGCTTCAATTACAAGTAACATGAGTGATGCTTTGTACGCCATAACAGGTTTTGCTGGTGAACATGGGGGGCAAAACGAAGCTACTTGGATGAGCAAATATTTTCAACAAAACGATTACAGCACTTCTGCTGCGCCTTATGCTGTTTGGTACTATGCAGGTGATGTGCGAGACAAAGAAAGATGTAGTTCTGTTTTATTTGGAGACCTCGCATAATGGCAAGCGTACTCAAAGTTGATGAACTTAAAGGAAACTCAACGGCAGGCATTATCGCGGTCACCGGCGAGGGCAACTCGACTACAACGAATTTGCAGCAGGGGTTGGCAAAAGCGTGGGCTGAATGTAACAGCGCCGGAACCTCTATAAACGACAGCTTTAATGTTGCATCCCTTGCAGACACAGGCACAGGCATACAGACCTGTACCTACACCAACGCCTTTGCGTCAGGCGACTACGCTTGTGTAACAACAGGCGGCACCGTGGGTTCAAACAATGCGTTTTCAGCAACCGCCGCCGGTAGCTGGATTGTCTACAGCTTCAACGGCAGTTCATACAGTGACATGGCTATGGGTACAATAGCCGCAGGAGACCTCGCGTAATGGCTAGTGAACTCAGAGTAAACACCCTGAAGGATTCTGCTGGAAACAACAGCATTGCCATGACGTATGTTGCCAACGGGGTTTCAAAAGTGTGGGTAAGCTGGAACGGTGATGACACTAGCGTTATTCGCGATAGCCTTAACTGTAATTCGATAACGGATAATGGCACAGGCGATCATCGTGTAAATTACGCCGTTAACTTTGCAAACGTGGGGTACTCACCTCAGATGAATTGTCAGAGTGGAGATGCGTCTAACCCCGCAAGTGCGCCGATGTACGATCAGAACAACACATTAACAACTTCTTGTAGAACGTATGTAACACAGTCCACCAACAGCGGCGCTGGAGATTTGTTTGACTCTGAGCATATGTCCGTGACATGCACGGGAGACCTTGCATGAGTAAGGCAGCAGAACTTGCCGAATTTGGCGGCGGTATTTCTAACGGCCCTAACGCTGTAGAGGGGCTGGCGAAGGCGTGGATACAGCACGATGCTACAAATAGCGATGCTATCGGTGATTCGTTGAATCACAGTAGTCTTACAGACAATGGCACGGGGGATTACACCTATGTAGTTGCGTCTGCTTATAGCAACGCTAATTATTCGTTATCACAGTTTTCTCAACAGGACACAGCCGGAGGTTTGAGGTGCGGTTCGGGTAAGGGAACACCTACAACGACCGATAGAAGGATTGATTGGAAAAAGCAAGCTGCCTCAAGCACCACCAACAGCGATAACAGTCATAATCAGCTTACATGGCACGGAGAACTCGCGTGATTGCGGGTAATGGCTGATGTTTGCCGCAGGCAGCTTTTCGGAGGAGCCGTTTGGCTTCCAGTACGGCCTTGCGCCGAAATCTGGCACAGCTTCTCTTTCAGGTAATTTTACGCAGACAAGCGGCGCGATCTTCATAGGCTCTGGCGTATCCGAGATGATTGGGACCGCCACTGCTGTAAACGCCGGCGTCGGCATTCTTGTAGGCACGTCTTCCGTATCATCAAACTTTACCGAGTCAGCCGCTGGTATTGGCTTGTTTGGCGGGGTATCCTCGCAGCAGGCCAATTTCACTAAAACGTCAACTGGCACTCGCATACAAAACGGTGTGTCTGATCAGTCGTTTGCCTTTACACAATCAGTGCCGGGGCTTGTTATGTTGTCTGGCGTATCTGATCAGACATCCGCTTTCACACAAACTTCGTCTGCTCTTGGTGTTTTCTCTGGTGTGTCCACGCAAGATCTAAACTTTACCAAGACCTCGGCGGGAACTCGAATGAGGCTAGGAGATTCGACCCAGACATTTGCGTTTACGAAGACAGCATCGGGTATTGGCATCCTGTCTGGCGTATCCTCCCAAGATCTAAACTTTACCAAGACCTCGGCGGGAACGCGGTTACGCACAGCGGCAGCAACTCAATCTGCAAACTTTACGCAGACATCCACAGCTTCGGCAACGCTGGTAGATTCCGCCACCATATCGGCGCTGTTCGAGCAGACCAGCACAGGCACAGCGATCTTGATAGATTCCGCCACCATGTCGGCGCTGCTCAACCAGACATCCACGGGAATTGTAATACTTAGTGATAGCGCCCAACTTAGTGCCATATCATCCACTCTATTTGCGGGCATCGGTATCCTTGCCGGGGTTTCCACGGTATCGTCTAACTTTACTCAAACCAGCACTGCCAGTCCTATTTTTTCCGGAGTTTCCACACAGGACTTTAGCGCAACACAGACGAGCCAAGGCACTCGTCTTCGCACCGCTGATGCCGATCTTTCCGCTCTCTTCGAGCAAACTAGCGCGGGCACCCGAATACAAACAGCCTCGTCTGACCAAGAGTTTGCATTTACACAAGATGCCCTTGGCGGGCTGCTACTAACCGGGGCTTCAGATATTGTGTTCTTGGTGGTACAATCTACAAACGGTGAATTAAAATTTGTGGAAATCAACGCCGGAGAAACTGCTGAAACGTGGTCTGATATTACGCACACCGGCGGTACTTGGACAGACGTAGATGCAAACACTAACTCACAGACTTGGACAGAAACGGTGAACTAAATGGCTTCTACATATACGGACAATCTTGGCATAGAGAAGCCCGGTTCTGGCGAACAAGCAGGCACTTGGGGCACAACCACCAATACCAACTTTGATATTATAGATCGCGCAATTAATGGTGTTTTTGCTCTTTCTTTGTCTGGAACTACAACTACTCTAACAACGACTGATGGGGCGCTTTCCAACGGCGGCTATAAAGTTCTCGTGCTTGGTGGAAGTCCTAGTGGCACCAACACGATCACCATTACCCCCAATGATCAAGACAAAGTCTACTTAGTTAAAAATTCATCTGGGCAAACCGCGACTTTCACACAAGGTTCTGGCGGCGACGCATCAATTATAAATGGTGAAACTGCATGGATTTTCGCTGATGGTGCTGGTAGTGGCGCAGCGGTGCAAAAAGCCAGCTTCATACCTGATATTGTAGGTGACCAAACTCCCCAGCTAGGTGGAATGCTGGATGTAAATGGCAACTCAATTGGCGACGGCACTCTTGAGTTGTTGAAATTTTCTGAAACAGGCAGCGCGGTAAACGAATTTACAATTACTAACGCTGCGACGGGGAACCCCCCGCAACTGTCAGCCACAGGCGATGACACTAACATCAACCTTAAACTAGCTGGAAAAGGTTCTGGCAAGTTAGAGCTTGCTTCTGATCTTCAGATCAACGGAACTACAAACAACTGGACCATTGAAGTGGACTCCGACGATCATTTGTTGTTCAAATACAACGGCACCGCTGTGTTTGCTCTTCAAGATAACGGCAAAGTAATCGCAGCAGACGATATCACGGCGTTCGGCACGCCGACTTAGGGGGCATAGATGGGCGTTAATGGCGGCGCAGGAAACGAGATTTCTTTCTCGGATTTACAAACTTTTTACGGCGGATCAAACCCGATTAGTTTGTCGGAATACTATCGCGGGGGGAGTGAGGTTCCCGGCGAACAGGTAACGGCGCAAGCCAATACCAGTGGCACTTCGGATCAAACAATCGGTCAGTTTACTGCGGATGTCACCACAACTTCTACGTTTAGCGGGTCACTTTCAAACGGCAGTTTAGGGACCGGTTCGATATCTATACAGTCAGATACAGCTAAGGTAGAAATTTTTAATTTGCACGGAGATGCGGACGGGGGTTCTTCTTCTTCTTCAACTACCGTTACTATAAGCGGCGTCGGCACCATTGGCAGTTTTGGCACCGTCGATAGCACTGGAAATGGCGGCTTAATCCTAGCATGTACCATAGCTGGCCCAGCAAACAACGGTGCAGTGTCCAGCCCTAACGGCGGGACGCATTCGTCAGGCACCGTATCAGCCACTGGCGATGTTCGTCTACGAGAGGTTACAAGAGCTTCTGTGTCAACGCATGACGTAGACTTCACTAACAATGGCTCTGTAACTATTACCACCACATCTGGCTCAACAGGCGGCGCACAATCTTATACGGCGGGGCAAACTCGCAAAGTCAAAAACGACTCATCGTCAAATAGTTATGTGCTTGGGTATGACGCCGTCAACGGTAATACTAACGTCCCAGCATCCGGCACAATCAACATGGATGTGTTCAATGCGCCGGGGACGCCCACGCCATGACTGCGACGTATGAAAACAATCATACGGGCCGCACCATCACTGGCGAGTTTAATCGTTTTGCATTCGACGCCGTGCATGACCCGGCGTATCACGACCTTTACCGCACAGCTTGCGATAAGTTGACAGCGAAACAGTATGTTGCAGATCAAATTGGAGAGCAGTATGTAGCTCAACTTTTTGAGGTGGGGGACAGTCCAGACGAGGTGATGGCTAAGACCAGCCGTGATCAATACATTCTGAAGTACAATTTAAACTCTAGTAAAAACTCGTTTGTAGTTGATGGAAAACTTGTTAGTCCCGACAACATGGTAGTTCCAAATTGCAAAGGTTGGTACTTTTGGGAAAACAAACCTAAGAAATTTTTTTCAGAAAAAATTTTATCTGAAAACGTATATGTCTGGAATTTTTACTGTCTTAATGGGGAAATATTATTAGTGCGTTATTTGCATGACCACTACCCCAGTTTCAACATCAAGCCAAAATCTGTTGTACCTGTGGACCGATATGTCACATATCCAGATCTTGTTCATCTTCCTTGGAAGTTAGGAAAGCCAGACCCTAGCTTTGTAGAATTTGGTTTCAATGTTGATGATCAATATGAATCATATGGTAATTTCAGAAAGGCTGATAACTGGAATGAAATGATAGATTTGACCAAGCAGCTATCGGCCCCGTTTCCTCTTGTTCGCTGTGATATGTACGAAGTAGATGGTAAGGTGGTGTTTAGTGAGTTCACTGCTACTTTTCGTTCTTTTGACGTGTCTGACGAAAGTGATAAATACTTGATGGAGAAAATTAAGTGCCATTAAGAAAACTACAGTTTCGACCCGGTATTAATCAGGACACCACTTCATATGCTAACGAAGGTGGTTGGCGGGACTGCGACAAAATTAGATTTAGATTGGGGTATCCCGAAAAGATTGGCGGTTGGGAAAAACTTACGTCATCAACTTATTTAGGGTCCGCAAGAGCCCTGCATAATTGGATTGCGCTGGATGGCTCAAACTATCTAGGCGTCGGCACTCATCTTAAGTATTACATTGAAGAGGGTGGCGGCTTTAACGACATCACCCCAATTCGATCTACCACTAGCGCAGGCGATGTGACATTTGCTGCTACGAATGGCAGCACAACCCTCACCGTTACAGACGCCGGACATGGCGCAGTCGAAAACGACTTTGTTACCTTTTCTGGTGCAGCCTCGTTGGGTGGCAACATTACCGCTGCAATCCTCAACATAGAATATCAGATCGTGAGTATCATCAACGCCAACAGCTACACGATTACAGCTAGTGTGGCGGCTAACTCTTCTGACAGCGGCAACGGCGGATCAAGCACCGTGGGCGCATATCAAATCAATGTTGGTTTGGACTCGACGGTTGGTGGTACGGGTTGGGGCGCGGGTCTATACGGCGGCGTGGCGGCAGGTGCCTTAGAGACAACGATAAACGAAGGCGGCGAGTTTTCCAATTCTGACACCACGCTCACAGTGACAAGTGGCACAGGAATTGCCACCAATGACTTGATATTGATCGACAATGAGATACTGAAAGTCACCAATGTCGCCACTAACGACCTGACCGTGACACGTGCACAGTCTGGCACAGAAGCGGCTGCTCACGCCGATGGCGCTACTGTAACTTTGATTGAGGGCAATGCGAGTGCCGATAACGACTATTTTGGCTGGGGTGACGCCGCATCTGGTGGTTTGACAACCACAACACAAATACGTTTGTGGTCACACGATAATTTTGGTGAAGACCTAATTATAAATGCACGAGACAGTAATATTTTTTATTGGGACAGGACAGGTAATTTAAGTTCACGAGCGATTGAATTATCGACTTTGAACTCAAACTCACGCAGTGTGCCCACGGTGGCAAAACAAATATTGGTTTCAGATCAAGATAGGCACGTAATTGCCTTTGGCTGCGATGGGGAAAATGCTAGCTCATCCAATACTCAAGGTGACGGCGTTCAAGATCCTTTGCTCATCCGTTTTGCCACCCAAGAGATACCAAACGTTTGGTTTGGGTTGGTCACAAACACCGCCGGTAGTTTGCGGTTAGGTTCGGGGTCAACTTTCGTACAAGCTGTTGAAACAAAACGAGAAATACTTGTTTGGACAGACACGTCTCTAAACTCCATGAGGTTTATTGGCGCGCCATTTACCTTCAGTCTTGAACAATTATCCTCTGGCATCACGATTATGAGCCCCAACGCTGCGGTCGCAACAGAAGATACCGTTTTTTGGATGGGTATAGATAACTTTTACATTTATGGCGGGCAAACACAGCAACTAGCTTGCACCGTAAAAGACAAAGTTTTTGCAGATTTCAACTTGGAACAGGCTGATAAAGTAGTCGCCGGCGTAAATTCAGAGTTCTCAGAGGTATTTTGGTTTTATCCATCCGCGTCAGCAACTGACAATGACAAATATGTTGTTTATAACTACCAAGAACAACTTTGGTATTTTGGAAGTCTAGCTAGAACAGCATGGTTAGATCGTGGCACAAGGTCGTTCCCAATCGCCGCGAGCAGCCCAAATATTTTTAACCACGAAATAGGGCACGACGACGACGGTAGTTCTATGAACTCCTTCATTGAGTCGGCGGTTATGGATTTAGATGATGGGGACAGATTTACCTTCATTAGCAAGGTGATTCCAGATTTGACTTTCAAGGGCTCTACAAACTTGAGTAGTCCGCAAGCCACCTTCACTGTAAAATCTAGAAACTTTCCCGGTGAAGACTTTTCTAATAATGACTCAGGTACGGCGACAAGAACCGCCACTGCTCCCGTGGAGACTTTCACAAACCAATTTCAGATAAGGTCTCGCGGCAGATCATTTGCCATGCGTATAGAGTCCAACGCACTTGGATCAAAGTGGCGGCTGGGTAATCCACGCGTTGATATGCGGCCAGACGGGAGACGCTGATGTCTGAAACAAGTTCAGGAGTAAGTTTTCCTCGCTTACCTGATGCGCCACAAGAATACTCACAGCGATACATGACCGATTTACTCCGGGCTCTTCAGGTGATCGTATCAAAGCTTGAAAACCCCGGACCGGTTAGAGCGCAAAGTGTTTTGATCACAGGGTCTGACAGTTTGTCACCAGACTTATCAGATGGTGCGTTGCAGGCATCAACGGTGAACCTGACAGATTTACCGACTAGCAGCGCGGGTTTAAGCACCGGAGATTTGTTCAACGACAGCGGCGTTGTGAAAATCGTGACATAAAGAAGTTTTTGCGTATAATTAAAAAACGGAGCAAAAGTTAGTTCATGGGTCTGTTAGATAAACTTGGCGACGTTTTTGATGACGTAAAAGACGCGGTAGTAGACGCCGCGCCTGTTCTGCTGCCTATAGCTTTAAGTTATTTTGCTCCCACAGCGAACATGAGTTTGGTCGCTAGGCAAGCTTTAGGTGCTGGTATTGGTAGCCTAATTAAGGGTGATGACCCCGAAAAAGCCATGAAATCCGCAGTGATCGGCGGCGCGTTAGGCGCGGTCCAAGGTGGTATCGGTGGCGTAATGGACCGGCGTGGCTTTGGCGAAGGTGTGTCTAGTGCTTTTCAAGGCGGCGGACAAGGTATTATGGCTCGTCGCCCTGATCTTGTTGGGACACAAGACCCGCTTTCACTGGGATCGAAACCTACAATTTTTGACAGTCTGTTTTACAGCACCCCCACAGAGAGTGAGATTATAAGCTCCCCTGAGTTTGAAAACCTTTATAAAAGTTACATGAACGATTTGTCGCTTGACGAAGGGACCGCAAAACTTAGGGCAGTCAACGCTTTGACAAAGGAATACACACCCACGAATTTGGACAGGTTTGGGGTCCCTGCCGCCTTGACCACTGTAGCTCTAACTATGGCTGGGGGTGAAGAGGAGGAAGAAGAGGATTTCTATTATCCGGACATAGATCCTGAAGACTTCCGCGTCAACCTGTATGAGGAAGGCGGTGTAGCGTCTGTCGTTCCTAAAAAATATAAAGGCTTTTCTAAGTTGCCAGAGGAGGTTCAGTTAAAGATTTCACCTGAACTGGCTAAGAAATATGCTGAAGGCGGTGAAGCATATCCACGCCGGACAGGCGGGATTGGGCCCGGTGAGGGCTCTGGGACAAAGGATGACGTGCCGGCGCTGTTGATGGACGGTGAGTTTGTAATGACACGTGAAGCCGTGAAAGGTGCAGGTAACGGAAGTATTAAAAAAGGTATCAATCGCATGTATGATGTCATGCGTAACCTAGAGAGCAAGGCGACAGCG